GCTGCAATGCGGATCGACCGCGAAAGATTTCTAGGTGCTAGGGCTACGGACACGCAAGCAATGCAGTGGCCCCGCACTGGTGTACGCAGACCAGACACTTATATCAACACCTACGCCGTTGGGTTTCCGTTTAGGATCACGACCGACTATTTCACCGACACCGAAATTCCACAGCAGGTAAAGGACGCTCAGGCCACGATGGCGGTTTACCTGCACAACAACAAGGATGGCCTTGGGCTAAGTGGCTTGGAGGACTATAAGAACGTGAAGATCGGCAGCCTTGATGTAACGCCGAATCAGTATGGCGCAACTGGCGCTGATCGAATCCCGCCGATGGTGGAGCGTTTCTTCACAGGGCTTAGAATAAGTGGACCAGGCAACATTGCTGTTAAGCGGAGCTGATCATGTCAAAGGGTTTTGGGCAAGGTGACGTTGGCATTGATTATACGATCGGTGCTGAAGTGATTACAGACACTGCGGCTCACACTGGCCGTTTCAAGCATATTGATTTCTACGAAAACACGACCATCGACACGCTGGTGTCGGAAAACTACACAGGCAATAGCCTTGATGGTGAAACGATGCCAGCAGGCTTTCACATTGTCGGCGTCTTCACTAGCATTCAGCTTCAGAATGGAGCTTGTATCGCTTATCGGGTCTGATGGCACTTGCAGGATCGCTACGGAAGACTGCTGCCAAGCTGATGAGCAAGTTTGGTGGTGATGTTACGGTGCGGACCGTTACGCCTGGTGTTTACAACCCCGCGACTGGCACGGCGTCTGAAACTGAGTCAGACGTGACCATTAAAGGCGTGTTGGAAGATGTAACCGCTCGCGAGGTTGGTGATTTGATTCAAGCGGGTGATCGTAGGCTTACGATTGCAGCGGCTGACGTTAGTTCAACGCCAACCACTTCTGATCGCATCATCATCAGCGGTGTCACCTATCAGGTGATTCGTCTCACTACGATTGAGCAGGATAATCAGCCGATTACTTATGAGCTGATTCTGAGGGCATAATGGCACGCGAAATCCCGCTATCGCAGATCGGTAATTACGTTGAAGGGCAGTATGAAAAGCTGCTGCGGGCTGCGGTGCTGGAAACTGATAAGCGCGTGAAGGAGGGCAGTCCTGTGGATTCTGGGAGGTTGCGTGTTAGCTGGCAGGTTGGGGAGAACTCAGCGTCTGGAGGCATCAAACCGGAGGGCCAGTATTCAGGCGCTATAACCCCACCAGATCGCCTTAACTACTCACAGGAGAAGCTTGGCAACGTTTACAGCGTTCACAATAATCTGCCATACGCCGAGCCAGTGTTGACGGGTAGCAACCTGCCGCCATCATGGAAAGGCAAGTGGCGATCTAAAGGCAATCAGATTGAAAGGGGATACGTTCCCAACATGGTTGCTAAGGACATTCAGGATTTCATCAAGAAAAATGCTGATCGTATCGGGAGGGAATCATGAGCAGCACTTACAACGACGTTCGCGCTGCGATTGAAGGCCGCATTGCCACTGAGATGGCATTAGCGCCGTCTTATCCGGTTGCCTATCCCAACGTCCCATTTACCCCGCCTAATAATGAGCCATGGATCCAAGTCTCGCTTACGTTTGGCGACAACAGCTATGCCACGCTCATCGGTCCTAGCACTGGTTTCAACAAGCAAAACGGTTTGTTGACGGTCAATACGTTCACGCCAGTCGGCGTCGGATCAGCCGCAAACTACACCATCGCAGAACGCATTAAAGATTTGTTTGATCGTCAAACTGTATCCGGTATTATTTTTGATGCTGCGTCAGGGCCAAACGTCATCACGCCTTCGGAGCCTGAAGCGGCCTATCTGCAAACGCAGCTGGTCATAACCTTTGAAGCTTATTTAGACTAGACACAGACATTCCTTTTTTAGTCATGGCCGTCACCGTTCTGTCCGGTACGTCCGGCGCATTGTATTACAAGCCCGCAGGGACCACCGGAACGTTCGGTGAATCTAATGTCAGCGTTGCTGATGATGAGATCACGGTGCAAACTTACCTGAACCTGCAGGTTGGTGATCCTGTGGTGTTCAGCCTGGTTAACTCTCAAACCGGCGGTTCTGGGAGCGGCACGCTGCCTGCTGGCATCAGCACTGGCACCACTTATTACGTGATCAGCTACACCGCTTCGACTGGTGTTCTGCAAGTGTCCGCAACGTCAGGCGGTAGCACCATCACCATTACCGACGACGGTACTGCAAACTCTCCAAATGAGTTTCAGGTTGCTTACGCCGAGTTTGCTGCTGTTGGTCAAGTGCAATCTTGGAGCTTTGAAATCAGCCGTTCTGAAATCGACGTGACCACCATTGGTCAGGTCGGCACGCAATACGCTCCCTTCCGCGCGTATATCCCCGGCTTTGCTGATGGCACTGGCTCTGCCACTGTTTACGTGACCGACGAAGACTCTGCGCTTTCCAATCGCATGGTTGAGGATGTGCTGCAAAGAAATCAGGTGGGTTGTGCATTCAAGCTTTACACCGACAAGCAAGGCAGCGAAGCCTTGAGTCGTAGCATCAGCATGGATGCTGTTTTGCTGACTGCTAACCTGAACATCAATCCTGACGATGCTCAGCAGGTTGAGATCAGCTTCCGTCCGACTGGTGTTCCTACCTTTGATTTCAGCACTAGCGCTTGATAGGCTGTCATTGAAAGGAAAGCGGCCTCAGCACTGCTGGGGCTTTTTTATTGCTAAAGTAACACTGAAAAGGATATTTTGCTGTGACATCTAAGCTTTCTGCGTTGGACCGCCTCAAAAAAGCGGCCAACCTCGTTCCCGTCAAGAAAGTCGTTGAGCTAAGCAACGGCGATCAGTTTGAGTTTTATCGCACTCCGCTGACGATGGCAGAGCGTGAACGCGCTCAAAAGCCTGCTGGTGATGACGTGAATGCGTTTGCGTTACAGCTTTTGGTGCAGAAGGCCATGGACGAGAACGGCCAACGCCTGTTCCAGGCTGGCCATATTGCAGAACTGAAAAACGAAGTGCGCGATGCTGACTTGCAAGCATTAATGCTTGCAGTGATCAGCGAGGATGCTGAGGATGAGGTAGAGGTAAAAAAATAAAGTCGGAGCTAAAGCGAGACAATTTGCTGCGGCTCCAAATGGGTGTGGCTAAAGAGCTTGGCTACACCCTTGTGAAATTGAATCAAGAGATGACTTTTGAAGAAGTCATGCTTTGGGCAGCGTATTTTGAGCTGTATAACGAAGAGCAGGAAGCGCGAATGAAGCGGCGGCGGTAAGCTGCTATTAGGTAGTGATTTTGTGTCGTGGCCGTTGTCGCTAACGTTGCGATCAATGTTGATTCGCGTGGTGTACCAGCGAAGCTAAAGCAGATCGCAGATCGCAGCAAAGAAATCGACCGGTCGCTTAATGGTGCTGCTAATACCAGCACCAAAGCTGCTGCTAATTTTGGCAAGGCTGGCAATAGCGCTAGCAGAGCATCTAGCAGTTTCAGCAATTTAGCAAAAGGCGCACTCAAGCTTGCCGCTGCATATGCAACATTAAACGCGGCTCAATCTGCATTTAGAGCAGGCGTTTCACGGATTGAATCAGAGCGCCGAATTGAATTCTTGGCCAAAGGATATGGCGAAGTTGCACAGTTGCAAGATGCAGCAACAAGATCTGCCCAGCGATTTGGCACTGGTCAAACAGAAGCAAATCGTGCGTTGGCCGATGTGTTTGCTCGATTACGCCCTGTCGGCGTTAGCTTGAATGACATCGTTAGTGTCTACAACGGATTTAATACCGCAGCAAGGATAAGTGGTTCAACAGCAGTTGAATCAGCTAATGCTTTTAGGCAGCTATCTCAAGCGCTTGGTTCAGGTGCTTTGCGAGGGGATGAGTTCAACAGCATTTCTGAGCAAGTCCCTGGGATTCTTACTGCAATTAGCAAGGAGACAGGCGTAGCGCAAGGGCAGCTGCGTAAGTATGCGGCTGAAGGAAAAATCACATCTGATGTCGTGATTCGTGCTTTGAAGCGAATTGAGACCGAGGGTGCTGATCAGCTTGCTGCAGCTTTAGGGGGGCCGGAGCAAGCCATAAGAGACTTCAAAAACGCCAGCGAGGATGTTCAAGTCGCATTAACGAAAGCAATCGTGCCTGAAATGGCAAAGGCTTTTCGTGATCTTGCTGTAATCATTGAGGGTTTAGAGCCTTCTATCAGGTTTATTGGTGGTCTTATCGCGGAGACTCTTTCAGGATTTAGAACGCTTGTTGAAAGCATTCGCGGTGGTGAAGTTGTTGAAAGATTACGCCAAGGTGGCAGCCTAGGCTTTAGACCTGTCAAGGAAAGGAAAGAGCTTGGATCTTTCTTCGGGAAAGAGCGTTTTGCTGAATTAGAGCGACAAGCTCGTGAAACAGCCAAGGCAACAGGACGGCCTTTTGCTGAAGCGTTAGAAGAACGCCTCAAGGTTGCACTAAAGGTGATAGATCGGACCAAAGAAATTGAAGCAGGCCGCAAGTCAACGTCAGATCTTCCGACTCGTCCAATTGGACTTGATCCTAAGAAGGACGGCAAAACGTCTAGGGATCGCTCTGGCCCTAGCCCAGAAGAAGTCTTGGCGCGGCAAACGGAAATTGGCGAACAGTTGCTACAGCAAAAGCAACGTGAATTTGCCTTGACGGCTGAACAAGACCCGTTGATGAGAGAACTATTGCAGATCTCTTATGAAAGAGCAGACGCTGAAGCACGCGTCCAGGATGCAGCAGCTGGGCAGCGTGATGAGTTACTAAAAACAATTCAGCAAGTTGAGCAGGCAAAGGCAGGATTGGCGGTTGGCAAAAGCTTGGCTGAGTCTTTGATTGGCACAAGCGAGCAGCTAGACCGAGTTCGCAGCGGCTTTTTTCAAGGGATCAAAATTGACGAGCAGTTTCAAAAAGCAAACAAAGAGGCGGACATGTTTAAGCAAACAATGCAGGACGTGGGGCAAATCATGAGCGGCGCGATTAGGAATGCAATTGATGGCTTAATCAGCGGCACGGCGGATTTAAACAGCATCCTTACGGATGTTCTTAAGCAGCTTGGGTCTTTCCTGATCAATGCTGGCTTGAATCAATTGGCTGGCCCTGCTGGCAGCGGTGGCATCTTAAGCTTTCTTGGCTTCGGCACTCGGGCCACTGGCGGCTCGGTGTCACCGGGTAGCGCCTACATGGTGGGCGAGCGTGGGCCAGAGCTGCTCACAATGACCCCAAGCGGCGGCTATGTCACTAGCAACAGCGCCAGCCAGGCTGCAATGGACCGTTACAGCAGCGGCAACACTCGCGGTGGTTCAATCTCGGTCAACTACAACGTCACTGACATCAACGGCATGAGGTTTGTTACCGAGGATCAGTTCCGCGCTGGTGTTGCCCAGGCAGCCAAGCAAGGTGCAGACGGCGGTTTTAACCGCACCATGAGTAGCCTGAAAAACAGCAGGTCAACCCGTTCTCGCGTTGGGGTCTAATGTCAATTCAAGCCATAGCCACGTTTATTGACGCTGGATCTGGTAGACGCTACCAAAACGGGAAGGTTGGATCGTCTGTCAGCGGGTATCAATACTTGTCGTTCATTTACCAAGGTGCGGCCAAAAGCCGCAGCGGTGACAACCTTCAGGCAGCTTTGGTTTTAGCGAGCAACACTTTGGCAATGAATGTTGCTAATGAGCTGGTGGCTAACTACGCGACCGTTACCGTTGAAAATTGGCTGATGGACCCAAGTACATATAGCCGCTCACGGCGTTTGACATCAGAAGTTTGGCTGGTGTCTAGTTTTTCCTACGATCCCGAAACAGTCGAACTTGTGTTATCAAGCAGCCTTGACGCGATTGGAACGCAAGCTCCGACACGGGTGCTGACCCGCAAGCTTGTGGGTGCTCTGCCCACAACCGGCTCGGTTCGCAACTTGTGATCCCGCACCAGCTCATTGGCAAGCCTTACCGTTTGGGGTCTAATTTTGAGCAGCACGGTACAGGCGATTGCTTGAGCCTGGCTCGCGCTGTTCTGGCGTACTACGGTATTACAACACCAGAGCCGCAGCGCCAGTGGTACAGGCGTTTACGGCAGGGCGACACAGCAGTCTTTGAGGAAGAACTGGAACGGTGGGGGATAAAAACTTCAGTATTAGACTGTGGGGTAGTTGCCTTATGCCAGGCTGATGCCGGGTATGGGCTCGCCACTTGGTATCTAGACGGATGGATTCATTACGCA